CCAGCCGATGGCGCGTTCCACGCTCTCGGCCATTGATTTTCCGGTTTCGTGGTCAACGCGTGGCTTGCCCGTTTTCGGGTCGATGCCATCCACGGCGCGGCTGTCCAGGTTCTTTCCGATGTAGGTGGCGATGTAGCTGGTTGGCGTGCCTTTTGAGCCGTCGACGTACTCCGCCTTAAAACGCGGAGTTATGTCATCGCCCAGCTCGTGGCGGTCTTCCTGAATGGCAATATCGCGGGTGTGGGACACGATGGTGTCGATTTCTTCCGGATGTGCAAAGACCATCATATGCCAGTGCACAGTGCCGTCATGGTGAGGCTCCACCGTGCGGATGCCATACCAGCGAAGACCGTCGCGGTTCAGTTTTTTGCGGACCGCCGCAAAAAACGTGTTAACCAGGTAATCGCTGGAGTCGCGCATGGTGGCCCCGTTCCATTTGGGATTCGGATGGCCGTTCTCTGTTGTGGCGTGGTATTTTGACGGGCAGGTGACAGTCAGAAACACCGCTTTGTCGCCACGGGCTTCGGCCAGAAGTTCCAGTCCCTTCATGGTGGCCATCATTTCTGCCTTACGGTGAACCGGGTTACTTACTCCCGCGTAATACACCGTCTCGAGATCAATCGTGAACCCGTCTTCGTTTTCCAGCATGAAACTTTTCAGGAAATCGCGTGTTTTCTCGCGCTGTGCGCGAAACTCGCTTAACGCGTCCTGGCTCAGATAGGGTGATGTTTTTCTGGAAACCAGACAGGCGGCGCGGAGTTGTTCTTCCCGCCACTCGCAACGTAACAGCCACAGTTTGCGCTTCCACCAGTCCGCACAGGTCAGGCGAAGGATTGCACCCGGCAGCAGCTCTGTGTCCGGTTCGTTCCTCCGGTCTTTGTCTGTTGTCAGTACGTCATAATGCGGAGGCATGGCGTGCAGGTGTAACGCCATGCGGGCCAGCATCTGATACGCCTTCAGGGTTACATCCATGGTCAGCTCGCCATCGGTCGCGCCAAAGCCGTCGCAGAGTTTTTCGAAGGTGCTGCTGAACATTGCCGCCGTCATGGTGGCCAGCGTCTGTATCTGGCGCTTGTTAAGCTGCGGCAGGTAAAGCAAATCGTCCAGGCGTTCGCGTCCGGCAAGGGCGCGATAACCCGGTGTCAGCCAGCGGCTGTCGGTGCGCTCCAGACGTTCGAATATTTTGCGCAGGGTTCCGCGCGCGTAGCGTTCAGCCTGCCAGCTCTTTTTGCCTTTCTGGCGATCGGCTTCCTGTTTTTTGCGCAGGAAAGAGAGGTGGCGGCTCAGTGGTTCACGCAGATAAACAGGTAGTGCCTTTAGTGTGGCAAAGGCACGGGCTACTGGGTCTTGTTCTGTTGCCCGGCGCTTACTGATGATGCTCTGTGTCAGCTTTTCACGCTGTCCGGCTTCCTCAAGGGATGCCATGAGTTTTTTACCCATGGCGGATTGTGCGAAAAAGGCTTCTTCCTTCGCTTCCTGTTCTTCCTGTGCCCTTTTGTCTGCCTCAAGGTAGTAACGGATGGCGCGTTGCAGGTCGGTTTCAGTTTCCTGCCTGCGCTCCGTAAATCTGGCCGGATCAATGGCTGGCCGTGGTTCATTCCAGCTCCATGCAAACTCGCTCATGGCTGGTATCCCGTCACGCGCTGCCACTCCTGCGAGAAGATGGCGGAAAGGCGGTTAAATTCAGCGGTGTATTCACTCAGCGAGGCACACCCGCCAGCAGTGCGATGCGCCAGCATTGCCGCGAATACGGAGGCCGGGGAGTCGTAATACGCCAGCAGTGATTCGCCGTGTGGTGTCAGGCAGTGCAACGCCAGCCCGTGTGGTGTGAAGTCCACGCGGTAGCAGTCGTCTACTGTGAAATAAAGGGTGTCCACATTCTCCGGTTTTGTAGTGCGTGCTCTGTTGTCACGACCACGGATATAAAGATCAAATAATCCCTGAAGAACGGGAGCCAGACGGGTGTCCTGTGTGCGCACCCATCTTGTGAAGTCATGAGCGTCAATCATGCTGCAATTCTCTTTACTACAGATGTGCAAAGGCCTCCCGCCGCAAGGTGCAGGAAAGGCCCGGAACAGGAATTAATGGAGTTTGTTTTGCTGCTGGATGAGCTGCTGAAGCTCGCGCAGATCATCCGCCAGATAGCTGAAAACAGCGGATGAATAGAGGTTTGAAAGTTCGCAGCTACGCTCATGCAGCATATTGATGTGCATGATTTTAGCGACGCGGAATGCGCGGGAAAGTCTGCGGTTGATTTCAGTCTGGATGTGACGACGCTCCGCGATAGCGCGGTGCTGTTTGCGGTTTGCCATGATATGTGGCCTCTTGTAGTAAGTTGTGAAAACTCACCATCCAGAGGTTCCAAGCTCGGGGTGGTGAGACGTACAGGGTTGGAACTACCGGCTACAAGAGATCCCGGCCCGACCGAAATCGGCCCCGTACGCCCCACCATAATTCGTGTGCGAAAAAGACGTGGCAATACAGTACGCACAAAAAAACCGCTGGCGCGGTTGTGCGCTCTTGTAGTCTGCGGGGTTCCAATCCCGGCACCCGTTTTATGAGGTGCAGCGAAAATGTAACCTGACTGATTGCGGCATGGCAAGCGGTTTTTTTGTGAGAACGGCATACTAAAAAATCCTGATACTGCTCCGGCCAGCGGTTTTCACTGGCCGGGTTTAATTACTTCACCGGAACAAACGGAACAGCGGTGTTACTGGTCATGTATTGCGGTAGCGTGCCGTTCCATTTGTTAATCGCTTCCAGCTCCATAACGCCGGGATTCTGGCGCAGAGCTTCACCGCGTAAACGAATGGCGTCGGCTTCAGCCTGGGCTTTTGTGCGAATGGCATCGGCCTGTCCGGCTGCTTCTGCGCGTAGCATGTTGGCTTCTGCTTCACGCTGCTTGACTTCCTGTTCGCGTTGCAGGGTTTTCTGGTTTGCCGTGACTTTGGCATTAATGCTGTCGATAACGGTTGGCGGGTATTCCGGCTTACCCACATAAGAGAGGCTCATTACCTGAATGCCGATAGGTGTCATTTCTGCCTGAATGTCTTTAAGTGCTGAATCCAGCAGTTCAGACTTGCCACCGTCGATAAATTTATCGGTGGTCATTTTGCTGGCCAGTCGGTTGAGTGCGTCGGCGATCTTCTGGCGCAGGTCAGTGTCGGTAATGTCATCCACGCCTTTGCGGTAGGTCTGAAACACTGTAGTAACTTTGGATGGATCAACCTTGTAGGCCACACCGATGTGATAGCCGATGGTTGTGCCGTCACTCATCTGAAAGCTGAACGGCTCATCGTAGGTCTTCATTTGTTTGAAGGTCGGGAAGATGTAAACCTCGGTATTCCAGCCAGTCCAGTAGCGACCAACGCCAACCACTTCGCCAACGCCTTTGTCGTCGCCCAGCTTGTTGACTTTGATGCCCACATTACCTGGCTCAACGCGATCGCAGCCAACCAGCAGGATGGCGGCAAAAAGCGGGAGAATCTGAAAGAGTCTGAATTTCTTCATTGTTTAATTTCCTTGATGTACTTACTGAAAAGGCGAACAACGCCTGCCGGGTACAGCATGGCAATGAAAATGCCCAGCAATACCAGGAAGGAGCTGTCTGATGAAATCATTCGGGGGAGTAGTCCTGCATACAGAATGAGAGAAACGAGGACGCATACCAGCGCCCACATGTATGCGCGAAACCAGGTCTTTTTGTTCATATCGCGGTCCTTTACTGGTTAAGGAAGAAATCAAAAACCTTGTCGATGCGTTGCAGTAGCTCTCGTTGCATTGCTTCCGGCGTTTCTGGTTCACCAAGCGAACCCAGTGGTGCGCAGAAATCAGCGATTTCATGATGGAGCGCCAGGCGAATGGCTGGAGACATGGTTCTGGCGTGCTCCAGCTCATCCAGCAGTGCCAGCACGGCAGACGGCGAGAGCATTGCGCGAAACGCCAGTAATTTTTGATGCGTTGCCATTCGTTGCAGGTCAATCGCCAGTTCGCGTAATTCCTGATGGTTGATGGCGCTCATGCTCTGGCTTCCTTCAGTAGCTGGTTAAACATGTTGGTAAGTGGATTGCCGCACCCGAACGGCATCGGGTTTATCTGGTAAGAAAAGCGACCGCCTGTTTTGCGCTCTTTTCTTATGACTGAACCGCTGCGCCAGAGTCGGCGTAACTCCGCATTAATGGCTGTGGTTGGGGTATTCAGTGCTGCGGCGATTTCTCCACCGCTACACCCCGGATTGGCGGCGATATAGTCCAGAATGGTCATCTGCGTGACTCCTGTACCTGTCGGATAAGGTTCACCCGCACCACATTCGTGGCGCAGAAGTAAGTGCCGTCAGTGAGATAGATGTGATGTGCATCCTTTTCTGAACGGTGTTTGTCGATTGTGGTAATCAGGCGTTCGTCGACTTCGTATTCACGTCCTCTGGAGGTAAAACGAACGACAGGAAAATGCTTAATTGCCATTACGCCTCCTTGGCGTGTGCGAATACCTCCGCGAATGCGGATTGTTTTTACATTTTCTTATTTAACCTGTGGTTTTATTTGCTCTGTTATTCACCAGTGAAAAAGCGTTCAATCTTTTTTACTGAATGAATAATTCGCATAATCCCAATGGCGCAGGCCACCGAAATAATCAGAACAAGCCATGAGATAAATATACTCATGCAATATTCCCCAGCTTATACGGTTCAATATGTTCCCCGCATTCTGCGGCACAGATCAGCTCGGAAAGTTCGTTAAGTGCATCCAGATCATCAGCGTAAAAAGCCACGTCATACAGACTCCGGATTGCCCTGGTCAATGAGTCACGGGCTGCACGTTCAGCATGAGCGCCTGATGCACTTAAGCGAAAATAAAAACGCTCAAGTGCTTTGTTAATGAGAGTTTTATATTCTTTGCCCATCGCAACGCCCTTTAATCTGCTTTCTGAATTTCAGTTTCTGAATCCATACAAATAATTTCGATATAGGGTTCATCGCCATTAACCTGGCGTGCCTTTTCAGCTTCGCTAATGATTTCTCGTACGGTCTGGTACGGAAGTTCCACAAGCAGTCGCGTGCCGTTCAGATAAACGTAAGTGGCTTCGTCGACTACGTTTTTACCCGCCGGAGCCACTCCATCAATAGCGGATGCGCGTAATAACAGTTCACCGCGAAAATCAATAAAACGGATAAATACACCTTGTGCATGCTCTTTGGTCATAAAGCACCTGTTATAAATCAGCCTGTTTAATAAAACTTTGTCCGCGAAGCAGACGATCAACCGTGCGTAGTGCTTCGTATAATGTGAAATCCTGCCCGAACTGATTGTCGCCGCAGCTCAATGCAAAAATGCGGTTTCCGGTAAACGGATTGCGTGGGCATTTGTGAACCACGATTCCAGCTTTCTCAATCAGCCAGGCATGCTCGCCGATTTGTTTTACTGGGTGGCCATCCGGCGTTGCGTGTGTATCACTCAGGCTGTAGCGGATGTTGCTGCGTGATGCACTGGTAGCGAAACGGTTAGCCTGGCGTTCAGCCCCATTACGAAAGCGTGAATTACGTTGCTGTTTCATATCAAAACTCCCTGCATCTCATGCAGCAAAATTAAGAAAGCCTAATCCCAAATCTTCCGCCAGCTTCTTAGCTTTATTAAGCCAGTGGTTGCGCCAATCTTTACGCTCAGGAGGAAGCTGTTTCGTTGCGTCATAGACCATTTCGAGCCACTCGTTCCATAAGATGAGGAGGCGGCGTGAACTTCCTTCCTCGCCTAAAACTTCACGCTCAGTAGCCAGAGGGATGAGCCGACGTTCCACCAACTTTCTTACGGCAGATTCGGTCTTGCCCGTGCGGCGGGCAAATTCATCGACGGGGATGGGGTCTGGGATCTTAAACAATGCCCTCAATAGTTCTTCATTCATGTGATAATCTCCCTGTTTGGGGTATTTCTTGCGACGGATGCCCCAAATCAAACTCATTTGTATAAACATTAATACAGACGTTGGAGAATTGCAACATGCGTATGACTATTGGAGAGCGCATAAAAATCATGCGTGAAAGCGAGAGACTTACTAGCCTCCCGGATACAGCAAAAATGCTTGGTTTAAACCGTGATGCTCTGTGGAGATATGAAAGCGGTAAAACTATCCCTAATGCTGAAGTAATTGAGCAAATACTAAACAACCCCAGATTTGAGAAATATGCGTTGTGGTTTATGACTGGGAAAATTGCGCCTGAATCCGGGCAGATAGCTCCGGCTCTCGCACACTATGGGCAAGAGCCAACGGACTTACCCCCATCCGAAAGGAAAATTGGCTAACCCTTTATTATTCTTACGTTTTACAAACTGGAAATGTCTTTCCTCGTTTCACCGGAGGGCTTGCCAATGGCAATTAAAGCGCTCGATGGTGGACGGTATAAAGTGGATGTTAGACCGCGTGGCCGAAGTGGACGTCGGATTCAGCGGATTTTTAAGAAAAAGGCAGATGCAGTGGCCTTTGAGCGTTATGTTCTCAGCCACATGCACGATAAGGAATGGCTTGAAAAGCCAACAGAGCAACGTCATCTCTCAGATCTGCTTCCGTTATGGTGGGAATTGGGTGGACGCAATAAGCCATATGCTAACGGCGTTCTAACCAGGTTGAAAAAAATCATCAAAGAAATGAATGATCCAAGGGTTAGCCAGATTAATGCTCGTTTCATGGCCGCTTATCGAAGCTCCCGTTTATCCTTGGGAGTAAAAGAGTCTACTGTTCGGCGTGATGAGTCGGATCTCGGAGGAATGTTTACACTCCTGGCAAATGCCGGGGAATTTCACGGAGAAAATCCGCTCCGCGCCCTCCCCTCTTTGAAACGAAAATCACCCGAAATGACGTATCTCACCACGGAAGAAATCGCCAAATTACTGGATGCAGTAAGCGGTGATGCTCGGCGGATTACGCTGCTTTGTCTCAGTACTGGTGCGAGATGGGGAGAAGCGAAAAATCTGCGCGCGGAACACATCATCAATAACCGCGTGACGTTTAACAAAACTAAAAACGGAAAAGTTCGAATTATTCCTGTCTCTGATGAAGTTGTTAGTGAGATCAAAACAAAGAAATCCGGCCTTTTGTTTGACGTCAATTATGAGGAATATCGCAAGGTGCTTCGCAGTGTTAAGCCTGACCTACCGAAAGGGCAGGCTGTACATGTTCTACGCCATACCTTTGCAGCTCACTTTATGATTAATGGAGGAAATATACTTACGCTCCAGCGAATTATGGGGCACGCCACGATCCAGCAAACTATGACCTATGCGCACCTCGCTCCTGATTTCCTCCAGGATGCAATTTCACTTAATCCGTTAAAAGGAGGTATCCACATTTCATCCACATAA